CAGTCAGGTTATATGGACTCCTGAGCGCAATGGTCGTTTTTTGTTGGGTTGGACTCCTCCTGCTAGGATGCAGAATCATATCATAGTGCGCAACGGGATGAAGTATCCTGGCAATGAGCATATCGGCTCCCTTGGTTGCGACCCATACGATATATCTGGTGTAGTAGGCGGAAGGGGTTCAAACGGTTCATTACACGGGATGACTAAGTTTAATATGGATGATGCCCCGAGCAACGAGTTTTTCTTAGAGTATGTAGCTCGACCACAGACCGCTGAGATATTCTTCGAAGAAGTTCTGATGGCTTGTATTTTTTATGGGATGCCTATACTTACGGAGAACAACAAGCCAAGGCTTCTCTATCATTTCAAGAACAGGGGTTACCGCAAGTTTTCTATGAACCGTCCCGACAAGAAGTTCAATAAGCTGTCTAAGACGGAGAAGGAGCTAGGTGGTATACCGAATACCTCGGAGGATGTAAAGCAATCACACGCTTCGGCTATCGAGACTTATATCGAAAAGCACGTGGGGATTGATATGGAAGGAACATACAGGGAGCAAGGTGACATCGGCACTATGCCGTTCACAAGGACGCTTGAAGACTGGGCTAAGTTTGATATCAACAACAGAACCAAATTTGACGCTACGATAAGCTCTGGATTGGCTATTATGGCTAACCAAAAACACATCTATCAACCTGTTGAAAAGCAATCGAAATTATCTGTTACCTTTGCTAGATACAACAATCGTGGAAATATAAGCGAACTAGTTAAATAATGAGAGATGTTCAGGTTAACATAGCATCTGCCTCGTTCCCTACCCAATTTGTTTCTGACGCTGAAAAGGCGACTTATGAGTATGGATTGCAGATTGGACAAGCCATTCAATATGAGTGGTTTAAGAGGGATGGAAACGGTTGTCGCTTCTATAGCCAATGGAGAGATTTTAATCGACTCCGATTGTACGCTAGGGGAGAGCAGTCTGTTGCTAAGTATAAAAGCGAACTCTCGGTCGACGGCGACCTTTCTTATTTGAACCTGGACTGGACTCCAATTCCTATCATCCCTAAGTTCGTTGATATCGTAGTTAACGGTATGTCGGACCGCCTGTTTGATGTCAAGGCTTATGCTCAAGACGCTATGTCGTCGGCGAAGCGTAGTAAGTATCAGGATATGATAGAGGCTCAGATGGTCTCTAAAGACCTTTTGATGCAGGTAAAGGAAGGCTTTGGCGTAGACCCTTTCACTGTATCTCCTGACGAGCTTCCTAATAGCGATGAAGAGCTTTCATTGTATATGCAGCTTAACTATAAGCCTGCAATTGAAATAGCAGAAGAAGAGGCTATCAATACACTGCTTGAGCAGAACAGGTATAACGAAACCAGGCAGCGCGTAGACTACGACCTTGCTGTACTTGGTGTAGGAGTTGTAAAGCACGAGTTCCTTAAAGGCGACGGGGTACAGGTAAAGTATGTGGACCCCGCTAACGTGGTATATAGCTATACCGAAGACCCGTACTTCCAAGATAATTTCTACTGGGGAGAGATTAAGACAGTGCCTATCACTGAGCTTATTAAGATAGACCCTAGCCTTACTACGGACGACCTCAAGGAAATTTCAAAGCATTCTCAGAGCTGGTACGATTACTATAACGTACAACAGTTCTACGATAACGATATCTTCTATCAAGATACCACTACCCTTATGTACTTCAACTACAAGACAACGCAGAAGTTTGTCTACAAGAAGAAGGTAATGGATGGCGGAGGCGCTAAGGTGGTTGAGAAGGACGATACGTTTAACCCGCCAGAAGAGATGATGCAAGAGGGTCGATTCGAGAAAATCGAAAAGACTATCGATGTATGGTATGAAGGCGTTATGGTTATGGGAACCAATATTATTCTCAAGTGGGAGATGGCGGAAAATATGGTCCGTCCTAAATCTGCATCACAGTATGCAGTGCCAAATTACTTGGCTTGTGCGCCACGTATGTACAAGGGTAACATCGAGTCATTGGTTCGACGTATGATTCCTTTGGCAGACCAGATACAGATTACCCACCTTAAATTACAGCAAGTAATGTCTCGCATCGTTCCAGACGGTGTGTTCATTGATGCTGACGGACTTAACGAAGTAGACCTTGGGACAGGCAATGCGTACAACCCAGAGGACGCTTTGCGTCTGTATTTTCAGACGGGTAGCGTGGTCGGGCGTAGCTATACTCAGGATGGCGAGTTTAATAACGCTCGAGTCCCTATCCAGCAGCTCACCAGTAACTCAGGGCAGTCTAAGATTAGCGCTTTGATTGGGAACTACAATCACTATCTCAATATGATACGTGATATTACTGGTCTCAATGAAGCGCGTGACGGCTCTATGCCTGACCCTAACTCATTGGTCGGAGTACAAAAGCTAGCGGCGCTTAATTCCAACGTAGCCACTCGTCATATCTTAGATGGTAGCTTGTTTATACTGAAGTCATTAGCTGAAGCTTTGTCTTGCAGGGTGGCTGATATATTGGAGTACGCTGACTTTAAGGAAGAGTTTGCAAATCAAATTGGTAAGTACAATATCTCTATCCTTAACGATATCAAAGATTTGTATATCTACGATTTCGGTGTCTTTATTGAGGTGGCTCCTGACGAAGAGCAAAGGGCTATGCTCGAGCAGAATATCCAGATGGCTTTGTCTAAGAACGACATCAACTTGGAGGACGCTATCGATATCAGAGAGATTAAGAACATCAAGCTAGGTAATCAATTGCTTAAGCTCAAGCGCAAGAAGAAGCAAGAGCGCGAGGAAGCTATGCAGCTTCAGCAGCAGCAGATGCAAGCTCAGCAGCAGTTCGAATCTCAGAAGCTGGCTACGGAGTCTCAGATGATGAAGATACAAGCTGAAGGTCAGCAGAAAGTTCAGATTAAGCAAGCCGAGGTGGCTTTTGATATCGAGCGTATGCAGATGGAGGCTCAGCTTAAAAACCAGTTGATGCAGCAGGAGTTTGATTACAATATGAAGCTCAAGGGTGTAACTGAGGAGCTTATTGCTGGACGAGAAGATATGCGTGAAGAAGCGAAAGGGAAGCGTATTAGCCAGCAGAATACAGAGCAGTCGAAACTAATTAATCAGCGTAAGAATAACTTACCGCCTATCGATTTTGAATCAAATGAGGATAGCCTTGATGGCTTTGACCTTGCTGAGTTCGAGCCGCGATGAGGTCGGTAAAAAATAATTATCTTCGCACAAATTAAATACAATGGAAATTAAAGTACGAGACCTAGGCGCGGTAGAGGAGAAGTCTGTTGCAGAAGTGGAACAGGAGCTTCTTGAAAAACACGATGCCGAGGTAAATGGTGAAACACCTGACGAGCCAGTAGTTGAAACTGTGTCGGAGCCGACACAAGATGAGCCCGCTGGTTTAGATGAGGAACAAGTTCTTTCATTTCTAAAGGACCGATACGGAAAAGAGATTAACACCGTAGGGGAGCTATTCGAAGAGCGCGAGTCCGCGCCTGAGCTCCCTGAAGATGTAGACGCTTATTTCCGTTTCAAAAAAGAGACGGGTCGTGGGCTCAAAGACTTTGTTGAACTCAACAAGGACTATGACGAAATGAACCCTGACGCACTCTTAGCGGACTACTATCTCGCTACGGAAGACGGTTTAGATGCCGACGATGTAAAGAGTATGGTGGACGATTTCAGTTACGATGCAGACCTCGATGAGGAGTCTGTCATCCGTAAGCGAAAGGTCGCTAAGAAGAAAGAGGTTAATAAGGCTAAGAAATATTTCTCAGACCTTCAAGAGCAATATAAGGTACCGCTTGAGTCAAGCGGGAATCCTTTGTCTGGCGAAGAGAAAGAAAATTTTGAAGCCTATCAACAATACGTGAAGGAGTCTAGTAGTGTCCAACAAGAAAACGCTCGTCGTAACGAGTGGTTTCGGGATAAGACTGACGAAGTTTTTTCTGATGAATTCAAAGGTTTTGAATTTAAAGTCGGAGATAAGGACGTCACTTTTAACCCAGGGAACGCTAGCGAGCTGAAGAAAAACCAGACTGACATTATGAACTTTATAAATAAGTTTATGGGTGACGACGGTTTGATTCAGGACGCAGCAGGATACCACAAGGCTTTGAGCGTTGCAATGAATCCTTCTAAGTTCGCCCAGTTCTTTTATGAGCAGGGCAAAGCTGACGGAGTCGAAAACATCAGTCGTAAATCCAAGAACATAAATATGGATTCGCGAAAGGTGCCTGAGACATCGAGGAAGGACGGAATGCAAATTCGGAATGTAAATTCCGATTCGGGACGCGGACTAAAAATTAGGAGCGCCCGTAGAGTATAATTTTTAAAAACAAAAAAATGGCTGTATTGACATCCCCTGGGTTTGATTTAACCCCAGCACCAGAGCAAAAAGCTTTGGCGTCAAATTATATCACTGACTTTAATTTCTTGAACCAGTATCTTCCTGATACTTACGAGAAAGAATTCGAGCGCTACGGAAACCGTACTATCGCTGGTTTCTTGCGTATGGTAGGAGCGGAGATGCCTTCTAACTCTGACCTCATCAAGTGGGCTGAGCAAGGGCGTCTGCACGTTAAGTATAACAACGTAAATGCTGATAGCGCTCCTTCTACGAATGCAGAGCACACATTTACCGTTACCCTCCCCGCAGGAGCTACTTCAAACGCTTTGCGAGTAGGACAAACGGTTATGATTTCTGCTAACGCAGGAGCGGCTGGACTTACTAATAAGGCTATTGTTACTACAAAAGCTTCTGCTGTAGATGCAACTACTCCTTCGGCTCCTACTTTTACCTTTAAGGTGAAGTACTATGAGGCCGACCAAGCGTTCCCGCAAGACACTAACTGTAGCGTATTTGTTTACGGTTCTGAGTTTAAGAAAGGAACAGAAGGTATGGTTGGTTCTGTAGAAGCTCAGGACAATATCTTTGAGAATAAGCCAATTATCTTGAAGGATAAGTATGCTGTCAACGGTTCTGATATGGCTCAAATCGGTTGGGTTGAAGTAACTTCTGAAAACGGAGCTACTGGCTACCTATGGTATTTGAAGTCTGAGCACGAGA